CTGTGCTTTTGATATCATCTTGGGTAAACAACCTCTTAGATACTGCAACTTGGTACGCTTCTGGGTTGGCAGGGATAGGAACAATACTTGCCTCAAGAAGTTCAGACTGTACAAAGATTCTATTCGCTTTTACAGCTTCTTTCGGGTCAACGCCCAACTCTTTGAAATCGACAGTATCGAAATCTTCACGATATAAAATCTTTACGGGAATAAAACCTATGGACATAGATAGTGGATGTTCTTTAATATGTTCAAATACATCACTTGCAAATTGATGCTTACCAAATTTTACTTTGATCAGAACACGATTGGTATTGGAATCGTATTTAATCCATTGGGCCGAACCGAGCGATAGCTGATCATACCTATGCGCCCATTGAATTGGCCTGCCAGCCAGTTCAAAATTTTTAAATGAAATTCCTTTGGGAACGACAATCTCTCTATCACGATCAACTGTGGCGCTGGTGGCAACAAAAATAGCTGCCCTTTCACCTTCTACGAAAACAAAGTCATTAGTGGCAATACCCTTACGAATAAGCTGAGAATCCGAATAAGACGAAGCGACATCTTTTGCCCACTCAGGCAAATTGATCTCTCTGGGAGACAGCCTAGTTGTGATGATATCCATTATCTTTACCTCCATTTTATTCTGTTCGACCAATCAGCCTAAGTGTCGATCCATACTGTCTCATTTGAGGCATTATTCCTCATTATGCTTTTCTTTTATAATCTTAGCGATAATCCGGCTGAGTTCTTGAATATCCTTCTCCGGTGGTCGTCCTTCTCGTGGCGTTCCTTGTATTTCTCTATTAGTTTTCAAGGCCGCACCACTTGCAGCCAGAGAAAGTGGAATATATTGTGACTGAACCAAAGGTTCATCTCCATTTTTAAATGGAGGTTTACGCATTAACGTTCTTTCCTCATTAATGGAGGTGACACCGGTACGGATATTGATCTCTCTTATTCGTGCGGAAATAAGAGCGTCTTCTGGGCTTGGGTCATCAAAAGCCAAGAAAAGATTGTCATCATATCGTGGGCAAAGTTTCTCGTTGAGTTTTTCTGCCAGGCGAATACAACGCGGGCGAATAGTTCTCCGCATAAATGATCGTTCTGCCGCATCAGCATTCGCACGATTTGGATTCTCACTGTAAAGAGCGATACTCTGGCCATAAGCATTCAACAATTCTTCTTTCATGAGCTTTCGGCCTTCGATAAAACTCAATTCAGTAGGTGAAAACCCAAAATCCTTATATTCAAGACCGTTATCCAACAACGCCCATTTACCGGCATTATCTACACCACCATAAGCGTCAAGAAGCTCCTGCTTGATACGATCCCAATCTTGATCGCTCAGAGATTCTTCCGTTGTGAATGCACCACTTAATCTCCCCATATTGCGGAAAATTGCACTTTCATAACGAGACATGTTTTCATTGATATTGTACGCAGACATGGCCGCAACAAGAGGAGAAATACCAATATATGGATTACGCGGATTTACGAATTTAAATTGAATTACCTCGGATTCATCAAAATCCTGAACTGTAGATCCATATCGATATCTATAACCTTTAATAAATAGTTTTGGGTCAGGAATAGGGAAGCAACGATCTGGTGGAATAGTCCAAATTTCAAATGGGACATTGTAACGTTTACCACCTACGAGATACCAATAAGCAGTCCCTGTCAATTCCTGATGAAGCTGAGTGATTTCCCAAAGATCAAATGAATTATTAAAGTTGTTTACATTACGGAATAGATCAAAAATAGGATGCTCGACGACCTCTTCAATATCAACACTTCTACGAACTGATGTATATTTCCAAATTTTGCAATATTTATAGAGGTATTCCTTTTGTTCTTGAGATATTTCCTTCGTGGGAAACCGCATCTTGATATTTTTCGATGGTTTGGCCACATACAATCTCAATGGCACTTGAGCAACTGATTGAGCGTTGAGATTAGAAGCTACAAAAACCCAACTTCGATATGACTGAAGCTGAGCCTGTGCGTTGTCTTCCGATATCATTTCGCGCCCAAATTGCGATTGTGGCAAAAGGCGTGAAATCAAAGGATTACTGCCTATCGGCTTCTTCTCTTTCGGCTCTTTACGAAGGAAATCGAATATACCCATCTATTTATTTTTTAACCTGGCTGGGAAATTTGCTTCCAATAATCCTGCCTATAATTAATGAAATGATATATATTAAAGTGAACATCTTGGGAATAGTGCGACCATACCACCAAGGCGTTTCTATAAAATTCTTAAAACTGTTAAAATCACTTAAATATAGTAGTCTGGCATATAATTCCATTGCACATTCAAAAGTTAGGCAATACAATAAAATTGTCATCCATCTATAAATAGATGAAGCATTTCCATTATGAATCCACCACCAAGTATAGAAGATATCACATGCAACGAGTATGAACATTTCTATTGCATAAATCAACAAAGAATGATTACAATCTTCAATACGATCACAAATTCCGATTGACAAATAGGTACCAACAAGAAGGAAAATGCCGCAATAGAAACTATACTGCTGAAATTGCTTATTAAATCTATTCACTCTCCTTTCTTATCCTCAATTGCTTTACACTCAAACCATTTGTCATCGCCATTGAGTGTTGCTATCATGTGATCTAATCTGCCATTAATATTTTGAATGTGTTCATTGGATTCAATAATTGTTGCTGGCTTTTTTGGAGGTACAAACATCTTAAATATCTTCGAGAGAAGACCCACCTTTGCACCCCCTATTTCTTCCCGCTCAGCACTTTGTTGCAAAGGAGTTCTAGAAGGGTTGTCATCCGTTCCAATGAATTCCCATATTGACTCATTCGCTCCGATATCTTCTCTAAATGCCGATCTTTCGCTTGGATAACTTGACCAGATCTTACAAGGAGATAAAAGAGCATCGCAATGGCAATCACTGCAATCAATAGAGCAGGGTCGTTGAATCTGTCCAATAGCTTTAGAAGAAAATCGCTGAATGCATTCACTCATCATTGGTCCTGATCAATTGATCTTTCATATGATTTTTCTAACCTTAGGCGATCTTTCTCTTGGCGAAAATGTCAACGCTAATGCCATTAGATCATCTGGGCTTCTTCCTATCAAGGAACGAATTTTATCAGTAGGCATTATACGAATCTTACCATTATCTTCTTCATAAGTGAGCAATTCCAATTCTTGGAGAAGTTTATCATTAGGCGGTAACATGGCAGTTGGATCTTCCTTAAGCCATACTCTTACTTCCCAAAGTATCTGATCACGTAAAATGCCAAATTTGGCGTGTTCCTTATCTGGTGGGACTTTAGTCGGCTTATTATGTACATCGACACGGTTAGCGCGAACACCTTTTTTGCGGATCCCATGTGAAACGCCAGCACCCACACCGATTGCATCAACATTGATGCAATAGCTGCCATATTGCATTCCCTTGTCAGCAGCACGATCTGCTGTTTCAGCAGGATCTACACCTGACCATCTTTCCATTCTGGCTACATAACCACCATATCTCGAACATAAAACATTCGAGTCATCACCCATATCAGCGACATCTAATCCGCATATAGGACGAATACCTTCAGGTGGTTGATCTCCATGAATGCTGGTATATAAATCCCATCTTGCTCGTGCATCACGAACCCAATCGGCATTTACAAGTTGATTGGCTCCTTGTGGTGGATATTTAGCCAGAACTTTATACCAGAATTCAGGACATTCGTCTTTAACCTTGCGCCAGCCAGGTGGCAATGGAGGATATGGATCGCCACTCCTTGGATGTGATGCGACAGAACCTTCCAAAAATGATGGCAACTCAAAACATTTTGAATCAGGCTCTTCACCTTCAAGCAACGGCCTCGTTTGTTCATTGATACGCTGAACGGTAATCTCACGAGATACAGCACCCGGAATGACATTTATTCCCCGCACTACATTGGGGTGGTTAAACGCTTGAAGTTCAACTACATTAGCAACGCCGTTAATAATATAATCGTATACTTTCCCCATTTTAGCGCGTGGATTAAACAATATTAGAAGCCTATCATGAGTGCCAGACATACAGGCGTCTATACCACGATAAACTTCATTTGGTACGGCATCACCTTCATCGATAACAAAGAGCAAGTGTGGCGCATGTCGCCCTGAGAATTTTGCCTCACGTTGCGCTTCATTACCCGCTTGAGGTATTGTAACACCCTCTACGAAATGCCATTTATTTTTTGAGATGGACAGATCCTTGATCTTGTCATGCTCAAAAAGTTCAGGAACTTTAGACTGTTTCTTGGCAATTTCGCCCCAGAGAATGTTTCTTAAATTATCTTCCGGTGGTGCAGCAGCAGTAAAAACTTTTGAATCCGGGAAGCATTTATACCACCAAACTACCAAGCTGGCAGCAGAGAAAGATTTTCCAGTACCATTTGCTGATATAGCTACAGTTACCCGAAAATCCCTGACCGACTCCATCATTCGCTTGATGTCTTCGGTATAAACTTCTTTTAATATATTAGTGCCAAATCCAACCGGATCGTTTTGATATTTGATAAATTGATTGGCCTTACGCCATTCGTCAATATGATCGGGTGGAAATATTGATTCTAACTGGCCACATAAAGAATCAATAAGTTCTGGTGTAACTTTTACGATCTCCACAAATATCGCTTCCAGTTGTTTTTCTCAAAAAATTCATCATCATCGAATTGAGATTTACGCCCATTATTTTTTCTCTGGCGATTTTCTTTTTTGGCTTTAAACTCCTGCTGCCGCCTAATGGCCCGTTTCCGACTTTTCTCCATATACTCCATTGCGATCAACCATTTCAATTACTTCAACATCTTGAATCATCTTACTGCGAACAGCATCGGCCACTTCACCAGGAAGTTCCATGAGGACTTGTTCGAGTGTTACGTTAATATCACTTCGCCTTTGTTGATTGTCTTTCTCAAAGAACCCAAGATGTTTCGCAAGTCCTTCAAGGGCTCTCATCTTGTCGAAGAGTTTTATTCGCGTTATATACCGTTGACCAGTTTCTTTATTGATACCGAAAGAAACTTCAGATACAGCGGATTTTTGATCTTCGGAAAGATCGTCCCAATTCTTGAATTTGGAAAATCCACTTTCATCAATAGTAAAATAATCTGTGGTTTTTGCATATGCAATATTCAGATATTCACGAACCATTCTGCCTTGGTCAACGGCGAGTTCTCTTTTTAATTCTTCTTTGCGTAATTCAATCATCCTCTTGATATGAGGACGTGTGAGAATGCTATATGCAAGACTTGAAGAATATTTCTCATAACCGGCTGATTCCATCGCTCTACGAACATTGAAATCTACAAGATATTCTTCAATAAGCTTGCGTTCTTGCAGGGTCA